TAAAGATATTATCCTGCTCGTCTTTAACTTCCCTGTTCGGGGGATTAGTCCAACTTAAATGGACTTCTTCATCGTCTGGTGAACCGCTAAAGCTCGATGGTTGCTCAACGGGATAGTGCGCTCTTTCTAACAAATGCGCCTCAAGCTCTGCGTCTTCTGCCTTATCTTCAACCGCATCCCACAGGTCGTTAAAAGAATCTGCTGACCATCTATTCTCTACTAGGGCGTCTTCGTCGTGACTAGCTTGAGTAGAGCCCTCATGCCCTCTCTCAACGGTCAATGTATTAGTTGTTACACCAGTTACAAGCATATACTCTGCATCTATAGTAATTACAAAAGGAGTTGTAGGAAATACGCTAGCATCTGCTACAGTAAACGAGGTTTGTGTAGAATCTATATTTTCAGCTAAAGTGGTATAAGCATTGTTAGCTGCATATACTCTAGTCATAAGCTACCTCCTATTCCAAAGTAATATCTACATTTAATGCCCACACTTGCCCAGAAGCTTTAGTCCCCTGGCTAGACACTAAACGGTTTAAACAAATATTGCTGTCTACCTGCTTTACTACAAACTCTCTCCAGTCATAGTTAGCGTCGTTCTCTCCAAATATAGCCCTAAGAGCCATCTTCTCATCACTACCAGTTTGTGGGTATGTGTTCTCCATGCCCTTGTAGGTCTTATTAGTTGCTGCTTCTAAGTCTGTCTGAGTAGCTTGAGCAACGGTATCGTCGTCTCCAACGCCTATTTGAGCTTTATCATTGCTAAATACATTAACACTATCTCCAGCCACTATGTCCCACAGCTCATTTATACCACTATTGAGCATTATGTTTTTCTTCTTCAACTCTACTACCTCGTAAGGCTTGCCTTTTTCAAAGTCTTTCCTGCTATCGTACTTTTCTATAGTCCAGCTGTCTTTCCATTTGGCTTTTTCTTCCTGCTTCAAAATACCACCCCCAAATTATTTTTTAACTGCTTTAGAATCGACATAGCCTTCAACGACTATCCATGTGCAGACAGGTATCATTATTTTAACTAATGTTTCTGGAGCTATGTCAACTCTTGCATACTCTGAGAGCAGGATAGTTATAACAGTAGCCACAGCCAACAGGAATTTTCTTTGTAGTAACGGATGTTTCTTTTCATTGCTAGCCATCATTCTACCCCCTTAGCTGCCTTGTAGATTCTCTCCATCATTATAAACAACGCCCACACAGGAGGAACATCGTCTATTCGCTCCTTCCAGTATTCAGGGTCATTTAACAAACCTTCTTCCGCTAGGTAGTCTATAGCTGATGTTTTCCACTCAGGAACCGCAGGCATTTTAAGTCTCCTTTCTAAATCGTCCCAAGGAAATTTCTTTCCTGGACAGGCTGTTGACATAAACTCGTTATGTCCTTGAACTTCCAGGACTCCATACTTAGGAGTTAAGTATTCCTTTATCAACCAAACCAGAGAGTTCATTTGAGCGTCTGTGGGAGCCTCTTCTTCGTAGTTACCTAACAAACATACTCCTATACTGTCGTGGTTTCCTGACTTCCCAGCATGAGCACCTACAGTAGCTTCGTCTCGCCCTCTTTCTATGTCTCCATTCTTTCTTATACAGAAATGGTATCCTATACCGTGCCATCCTCTGTCTAAGTGCCATTGATGAATCGTCTCTACTCCTACGTCGTGGCTTGCAGAATGGTGTATAATAACTCTATTAGTTTCCGTCCTTGCCCTGGTTTGCTTCTTAAATTGGAGATTTTTTTCTAGTATCTGCATCAGTCTTACCTCCGTTCTTCCATTCCCTGATAGCTCCCTGACCAAAGTAACCACCAAGAATTATACTGACCAGAGGAACATATATTCTTAGAACCTCTGTATCTCTTTCTCCAAACAAAACCATAATAGTAAAACTGAGAAAAGGAATGACCACTATTAGAGCCAGTATGTCTTGAAACTCAATCTTTATCCGGTATCTAAGTCCCGTCCACCCCATAATCTCACTGCCTTTCTACAACATCCATAATACCCACCTAACAGGTGTTTCAATAATCTCTCCATCACTTAAAGTTACGGCGTAAACTGCTAATGCTGAAGTTATACTAGCTAACAGAGTTATCAGTATAGCCGCAGACCACGAAGGTTTTGCATCCTGAGCCAATTTTAGATTAATCAAACACTCTCTAAAACTATTCAGTTCGTCGTCGTGCTTATCTACTCTATTCTTTAACTCCCTAGCCACAACATCTAACTTGCCTATTTCTCTCTCTTTTTTACAGTGTCTGTCTGTATGTTCCTGTTCTTCACGCATTAGTAAGCCCCCTCGTCTTCCTCATACCAAAATAAAGTTAAAAGCACATTATCAGGGTCGTCAGAAACATTCTCTACCTCGATTATATAATATGTGTTGGTATTAAAGACAAGTTCCTCTGTAGGCACTCCTTGAGTTTCTGCCGTGCTGGTAAATTGGTTAGTGCTATCTCCTACAACTTGGATAATGTGCCATGGCTCCCCGTCTTGTTCGTTGTCAAAAGTAGGGTCAACTTTTATAACCACACCTGTAGTATTTTCCGACACATCATTCATGTTGTGTGGTCCTGTCAGGTGGTCGGGGTTAGAGCCATCGTTTGGTTCTCCTCCAGTTTCTGTAAACACTATCGGGTTTTCTGTTGTCCCCTTCCGTATAGTAGCCTTACAAGTTCCCCCTAGAGCACTTAAATGTAGGTTTTTGAAATGCAAATACAGGTCTGAAGTTTTTATCGTGTAATATGTTGATGTAGTGCCTGTCAAGTCACCTACCTCAAGGAACGATTTAAATGCTATTCCCTCATGAATGTAGGCATGGTCAGTGTCTATTATTTTCCCTGCACCGGTAAGCTCTTCTATCGTATCACTCTTTAATAAAGCTTTACCTTCGCCATCACCTCTTAGAAGCTCAAAACTTCCGTCGTCTTTTCTAATTAAAATACTTTGTGCCATTGTTTTCTCTCCTTTCAGAGTGCTTCGAGTAGTAGTTTAGGCTACCCAGGAGAAGGGTAGCCCAAGCTCCACACTCTTATTTAAGCAGGCTCTAATACATAGGTTGCTATAATGTCAATATGGTCTACCGTAGTTACACCCTCAGACTCAACCGTTACGTCTTTGCCTTCATCGTTAGAGACCAGAGATGCTCCTTCATTGAGAAGAGTAGTTTCTCCGTCAAACAAATGTGCATAATCGTTATCTCCTAAGTCTGTATGAGCAAACGTGGCAAGCACAGCACTAGTACTACCCTGTTCGCTCTCAATAGTAATATCCTCAGNGTCAGGAGCACCGCCTTCAGTAGCTAGAACTAGGTCAACTAACCTTATTTTGGCTCCAGCAACACCTTCTATAACTACAGCTCCGCTGTTGACCTGAGCTGTAGTAAACCTCTTCCTGACGTTGAATACCATATTACCCGTAGCGTGTGGCATATAGAAAGGAAGTAAGTTGCCGTTTGCATCAATCAAACCGAAGTCTCTTGCATAAACTCTACTGGCTCTAAATCTGGTGTTTCCAATACTCATTTCTGTTCCCCTTTCTTATTTAGAGAGGAAGCGGTCAAAGGGTAAACTACTCCACAGGAGCACTTCCTCTCTATTAGTTAATTACTAAGCTACTTCATTACCATAAATCCATACCCAGTCGCTCCATCCAGCGTTATACCTCATGTACCCTCTAAACTTAGCTACTAGAGTATCGAAGTCTTCTTCCATAGCAAACTCCAGAGATACTCTATCGAACCAGTTAAGGAACATCTTAGCATACCTGGAATCAATAAGGAACCAGTTACTGTCGTCTTCCAGGTAATCCCATACGATTAGCTTGTACTTGCCCTGATGAATATTAGGGTTGTTCTCAGCAGTATTTATTTTGCCTTCAGACTGAATGAGTTCCCATGCTACCTCTTCTAGCTCCACAGGAACCAGTAGAGTATCAGGTACTACAGAGATTTTACCGCCTCGGTCATCCGTATACCCTCTCATAGCGTTCTTAGCAGCCTGTAGGGAAGCATGACTAAGTGCATCCGTGCCTATATTAGACCTAGTAGCAGGCCCATCAGGTGCTTTAGACGGGTGGTCTGAAGCACAAAGCTCTTTCCCATCGGGACCCTCATAATTAGAGTCAAACGCGTTGTTAAATAACTCAGCTGCGTCCTTCTCTCTTCGTCTTGCAGCAGCCAGAGCTAGTCCAGCCGGTCTCTTATTAATCTGGTTATATCTTTCATCATCCCACAACTTCCGCTCAATACGGAATCCTTTAGCAAACTCAGGGAAATCATAAACCTTGTTATATCCCTGGTACATTCTATCGTATTCCACAGTTCCCTCAAACTCAGGGAACTCTCCCATCGTCCCGATACTTACATCCTCTTCATAAGGATTAGAAGTAGTCTGGACGTTATATAGCTCGTTAATCATACTAGGAAGCTGGTCATATGTTTCGTAAAAGATTTTACGAAGACCAGGCTCTAGTAATTTACCAAAATGTTCTCTACGTGCTGTTACCATTTATCCTCACCTCTCCTCAATTACGTTAATTATTGACTATCCTGGAACAATAAACCGTTATATGGAACTGCCCATACACAGTGGTCCCAGTTACCTACATCAGCTTGATACTTAATTACAATAGCCCCAGTTTGTCCGTCGTCGAAACCGTTCCTGTCAGAATTAAGCCCAACATCGGTTCCTACCGTCACAGCCTGGTCTACCTCACCCTTCAACACTACTCCAGGCACGATAATTTGTACCCTTATTTCATCGTCAGTAGCAGACTCTCCGTCTTCTAAAGCAATACCATAAGCATCTGTTAAGTCCTGAGCACTAGGCTCTACTGTACCATCGTTATTCAACTTAACAACTTCCCCTTCATCAGTATCAGCGTTTACCTCATACTTACTGACATCTTTAGGAGCTGCCACAGGGGGAGTCCCGCTGATTAAATTCATAACTGCTTGAATCATTTACCTTTCACCTCACTCTGATATTAGTCCAGTACTTTTTGCGTGGTTAAAATACTCTTTATAGGATAAACCCATTCTCTGAGCTGTCCTCTTCATTTCAGGCGACAATTTATTTTGGACGTCCGTATCCTTAGAAGGCCCCTCGTCGGTTCCCTCTACTTTCCGTCTTCGTTGGTTCTTCTTTTTCTCTGTGGTTCTGTTTTCATACAACTCTTTCAACTGAGGTCTTAATACTACTGCTGCAGCGTCTACAAGAGAAAGTCCCCTCTCTTCAGCCATATCCTCTATGTCGTCTTGGTGGTCTTCGTACAGCTTGCCGAACTCCTTCTTTGCTTCTTGCTCCTGGTGCGACTTAGCTTCTTCCTCTCGCTGCTCCATCAACATACTTTTCAGTTCATTTACTTCAGCCATTACTGCGTCATCGGGTTGAGCTTGTTGGTAGTTACCTTGTTGTGGTTGTTGTTGCTGTCGACCCTTCAGCCTAGATAAGACCTCATTAGGTTGCTTTCCTGCTGCTTGAGAGACTGCATATCCAGCTTGGTAATATTCAGAAGCCCTATTTAAGTCTTTTGTCCCAAACAACTTCTGCATTTTCTTCTCAAACCTCGCTCTTTCTTTGGCGGTCAGCTGCTTAATCTTCTGGTCAAATTCGTCCTGCGATAAAGTTAATGTTTGGTCTTGCGAACCTTCATCTTCAGTTGCTTCATCTTCAACATCTGCCTCTTCATTTTCCAAACCCTCATCTTCATACTCTTCGTATCTTTCGTCTGTCATTTTCTTACCTCCCGTATTATTTTAGCCCCGTCGGACTCCCGTTTATAGCCCGTCGGCTCCCGTATTATCCTGCCTCGTCAGGCCCGATAAAAGTTAGTTAGGTTTTCTCATGCCCATCGCTGTGAGTTTCTTACTAGCAGGGTGTAGGAGTCTACCTTTAACAGAGTCCTGCTTGTTAGCAGAAGCAGAAACAGTCTGCATAGACCTTTCGGTAGGGCTAGGCCCTTCGTTCCCACTAAATCCTTTGTAGAAAGTACCCTTGCTTTGCGTAGGCCAACTCTTTTTAGCCACTCAACTCACCTCCTCTACATTCCCGCTCCTGGTGGAAGCGGACCTCCTTGTCCTCCTTCTGCAAATGTTCTCTCACCAACTCTTTCCCCGCCTTCTTCAGCTTCTGCCATCTGCATCTGTCCTTCAATCCTGCCTAGGATTTCTTCTTTGTTCGGGAAGTTAGTGATTTCTAAAACAGCTTGTCTATCAATAATTCCTAGCTGGTAAAACTCTTTGGCTTGCTCATAAAGCAGTGCCTGTGAATGAGGTACACTAGGCCCTACCGCTACCTCTATATCAAACTCAGGGAACCTTAGTTCCTCGTGTACTTCATCTAGCTCATCGGGAAACAGTTCTCCTGGTCTAGTTTCTGGCATAACCAAGCCTTCCTCGGCTGCTTGTCCTACCATATAAGAGTCCAGAGCTTCCCTGACATTCAAAGTAGTCGGTGTATCCGAGCCACTAATCCTGATACTCTTAGGCTCGTCGTAAAATTCTAGTACTAACCAGTTAGCTTGGTCAGCCAAGTCTTGTAAAGCATACTCCATGTTCTTAGCCTTCTGTCTTACTCTGACGTTAGCTGATTCCTGTAGAGCTATGATAGCTGAGGCTGCTCTAACCCCCACAGGTCTCTGTCCTTGAACTACATCATGGACTCCTAGTATCTGCTCCATGGCAAAGATTAGCCTGTCCAAGTGTTCTGGAATATGATTCGGTATCGGTGTTCCTGGAATCTTATCTACTCCACCTCTATGAGTAAAAATGACGTTTCCAGGTCTATTGTCAAAAATCCAGGCATCCTCTTCCTTGAGTCCAGAATCTACTTTATTAACTACCCACTCAGCATTAGCCATCAACCTGGTGTTGTCTATAATTTGTGCTTCAAAGCTGTTAATGAGTCTTTGTAGCATAGTTACTAACTCGACTTCCCCAATGCCCCAAAACTCTTTATCTGCCGGGTAGTCTACCATCTTAGCAAACGGAAACTTATTGTGCCTGTATACTGGCTCGTAGCTCTCATCATACTTACCGCCAATAATGTCTAAGACTATATGTCCTGCATAATACATCACACATACATTTCCTTCTTCGTCCTTAAACCAGTATTCATACAGCTGAGCCGACTGCTCCTGCGAAGTCTGGTCTGCTCCTTCTATATTCTCTGTGTCTGCCCACTCTGAGTCTGCTATCACTAGATGCCCCTTGTCAGGCCACCGTCTTACGAAGTATTCTAATGACCGTGGAACTGCTACGAAACAATAGTCCATCTGGTCTACTTCATAAGCTCTAGGGTCTGGATAAAAGTTCATTGGATGAACAATCGAGTATACGACCTCTCCTACATCTGTAACATGGTGGTCTGGCTCCCAGATAGCTTTGAGAATTACCGTACCATACTTCATACACATCCTAACTGCATCAGCCATCTGCTTCTGCATACGGTTGGTATACCACAGATACGTCTGTACTTCTGTCAGCATATCGGCAAGCCTCTGGTTCATCGGGTCGTGCCTTGCTTTAACTAGAACTTCTGGCCGGTTATCTGTAATTCTAGGAACCACAGACTCTACTAGAGCAAAAGTAAAGTTTAGCACTGGCTTAGACTTGTGAGGAGGCACGTGCCCTTTCCATTGGTCTCCCCTGTATACCTTGTCTAGCTCTCTCCACTTATCATTCAGAAACTTACCCCTATGGTCTGATTTCTCTGAACGGGCTATATGCCATCGCTCTTGAGCTTCATCTATTAAGTTGTTTTCTTCTTCTGAGTTATGCCGTCTAGCGTCCAGATATTCTTCTGCGTCCTGTTTCTTCTGAACCCACGGTAGCGTAAATGCCACCCAAATCACCTCACTGCATCACTGTATTGTCGTAACTTGGATATCTTACCCTTGTCTTCCAACAACGACCTATGAACAAAATCTTTTTTCTGTTCTGTTATCTTTGGTGGCTTAGAAACTGGCAGACCGTGTGCTTTAACTATGTCCAGCTGGTCAGCTAGAGCATCTGCCAAATCATCTTCGCCTGCAAACGGAAACTTTAATAACTGCCACAGAAGCCTTTGAGATAAGTCGTATGGAGCTTCTCTACCACCGAAAGAATCTTTTAAAAGTTTCTTCGGCATATAGAACCCGTTTTTGATACGTGGAACCAGCCTCAGTATTCGCTCCTCCTTAGACTGCTTTCTCCTCTTAATCGGCTCTATTGCAAAGAAGTAGTTTCTTTCCATCATCATACGCTCAAGGTTATATAAATAAATCTCCTGGAACCCCACTGCTTCAAACCCCACAGGCAATAGATGTTGTCCTCTATTATCCCATTCTGTTACCAGTTCAAACAGGGCTTCTGGAAGCTCGTCCACCGTGATTCTTTCGTTCAATCCATCTAAGAAATACATATAGTTATAGTCGTCGTAGCCACATACTGTTATAGCTGTACGGTCTGCCTCGTCTTCGATAGACTTAGCAGGGTCTACTGTTATACAAATCTGCATACTAGATACATCTGGTAGTATGTCTAATTTATTAAACCATTCTTCTTGGAACTTCTGGCTCTCCTTCGGAGTCGGGTCTAGCTCATACTGAGCTCCAAACTCATAAGGCCCCTTAACTCTCTGTAAGTCCCCAAGTACCTGAGAAGTAAACTCTTCTGGAAAAATGGGCTCTCCAGTACTGGTGTAGCACGGTTGTATAGAAATCATCCAATCCTTTTCCGACTCTGGAGTCTTCTCTGATTTTTCTACGATATCATCGCCCACATAATCCTTTGGAACCCTAAGCGAAGCGGTTCCCCCAAACTCCTCAATAATCCACCCATATAAGTCCATATGGGACCATCTCGTGCCGATTATCTCTAGCTCTCCATCTGGGTCCAGTAAGTCCAGTATGTCCTTAAAATACAGAACAGACTTCTCTACCATGTCAATAGTTCTAACATACTCACGATTAATTAAGTCATCTGCAATGATAGTCGAATAGTGCTGCGAAACCAGTGAGGCATCCACAGCCCCTGTGGTAATACTTGCTTCCCTACCTGCATACGGCCTTAATACAGAAAACTCGTCTTGAGTATCTCTGGTTATCCAATCTAACTTATCTCCGTACTCTGCCTTATGAAACGGACTTGCATAATTTTCCAGCCACCAGTCTCTCCATAACCACTTAAACATAGCGTTATTCTGCCAGTGGCTTGCTATTGCTCTCAAAAATTTCTGTGAGTTGTTTAACTTAGCATTACTGATAAGTATTCTCTCATTAGGATTCCGTAATAATTTCTGCACACTTCTGGATTCAGTACCTATAGT